CAATACTGTATAATATAAATATGTCTTGGAAAATAAATGTATCTGAATGGTTTAAGGATAATGTTCAGAATTGTGAAACATCAATAAGTCCAGTTGAATTAAACTTTAAGAATACTGATATAGGGCTAAACATTCAAAAAATATCAAATGTTCATATTAATTACGTAAATAATAATATTGACATTAATGTAGTGTCGGATCCAGTATATATATCAACTTTTACAAAAAACTATTTTCATATGATGTTTGATGAAATAGGTATATATCTTTATATAAAGCAGTTTGTTCCTAACTTAAAACTATATATGTTTAGAGAATTTGATGACTATGAATTTAAAATGCCAAACAATAACAGAATTAACGATGCTTTTTTTTATATAGGTATTGATACTGATAAGTATTTATTTAATTTAAATGAATGTAATATATTATTTAATAACGTCTACGACATAACCAGCAAAACATATTTAAGAGATAACTCAAATCAATATAAAGAAATATTAAAAATATTAAAAAATCATTTTTTTAATTTTATACAAGATGACAGTAAATATAACAATATATACATAACAAGAAAAACTGTTAAAGATTTTATAAACCCTAATAGAGAAATACTAAATGTAGATATTATTGAACAATATTTTAAGGATATTGGATATGTGGTGCTTGATTTAAATGATATTTCTTTTTTTGATCAAATGCAAATTTTTGGAAATGCAAAAAAGATTGTGGGCCCAAGTGGTGCTGGATTTACTAACCTCATCTTTGCAAAAGAGGGCACTGTTGTTGTTGAAATAAATCCAGATATAGAGTCTCATTTGACAGAAATATTTAAACAGATGGCTGAATCTTATAATCTTAATTTTAATAGAATTAATCTACCAAAAGTTTTAGATGGTTATGAAATAGTTAAAATATTAAAAGAGCAGTTTCCAGACATGCTCAGGTCCCTCTAGTTAATATTAAATAACTATGAGTCTATTTTACCTGAATTTGTTTAGGTTTTTTGTCTTCTGGTACAATTCTTTCAATCTTAACAGTTAACAGTCCATCAACTAATTCGGCATTAGTTACTTCCATATATTCACCCAGTGCAAAAATGCGGGTAAACTTACGAGAACTAATTCCCTTATATACAGTCTGAGAATCATCTGTATTGGCTTTCTTTTCACCTTTAATGATGAGTGAACCATTGTCTATGGTTACCTCAATATCATCTTTAGTAAAGCCAGCAAGGGCAATATCTACCTCATATGTATCTTCATCAATTTTGATTAGATCATAGGGTGGATATCCAGTATTGTTTGTTTGTACTTTCTTGAAACGCTCTAATTCACGATTAAAGCCAACAAAAAAGGGATCTTGAAAAAGATCCAGCATAGATGTTACCATTTGTTTCTCCTTTTCAGCGAGTTGTTTTGTCCCTCCTAGGAGCAGACAAGACAATTATATCACACGTGCTATAATAAATTATGACACATAGAGAAGAAAATACAAGGTTTGTCCACATTCCACAAGAACTACTAAACGATGCAAAAATTTTTGCAGATAGGTTTGACGTTCTTTCAATAATCCCAGACTCAGGAAAATATTTAGAGTTAGGCGTTGGTGGCGGAGACTATACCAAATGGCTGTTAGATAATAAAAATTTTGATAGATCTGATCTTATGGACTTTTATAATGAGCCATGTGCTAGGTATGAAAGATGGACAGCAGAGAATCATGAACAATATGTAAAAGATTTGTTAAAAGAAAAAAATATAAAAACAATTAAAGGAAATATAAAAGAAACCATATTTAATTTAGAAGATAAGTACAAATATATCTATATAGATGCAGAGCACGACTATGACTCAGTATACTTTTATTTAGAGCAAGCGTCCAAATTAATAGAAGATGGTGGGGTTATAGGAATAAATGATTATACTTTTTGGGGATGGTTTGAACAAGAAGAGTATACATGCGTTGAAGCAGTTAATCAATTTTTAAATAATAACAGGCAATGGAAAGTAGTAGCCCTATCTCTTGGCTACTGTAATTACTCAGATATATACATATCTAGGGTCATGGTATAATTAAGATATAGAGAAGGGCAACAAAATTGGATCCTATTAAATTAGCCAATGCTAAAATAAATATTACACAAAGTCGTAAAGGTAATAATTTTAAATTTGAACAACCAGCACCAGGAATACACGTGTACGATAATGTTTGGCTAGATGGATTTAATTATATTAAAAAACTAGACAATGATGGAAAGTTTGTTAGAGAAGATTACATTTACGATTCAGATGGAAAAGATATTCCAAAGGAAGTTGGTAAAAAGGGTGTTAGTACATGGATAACATTTAAAGAACCAGATCAAGACTTAGAGTTATGTGAAATTTTTGAAGAAATTGTAGATTCATACTTGTGGCATTATGATTTAGATCCACAAAGCAGAGAGTATTGGAGAATAAGTAAGTACACTGAAGGAGATTATTTTGGTATGCACCCAGACGATTCCTACGGCACTCCAAGAACAGTTGCAATGGTATATTATCCAAATGATGATTACGAGGGTGGCGAGTTAGAGTTTATTAATTTTAAAGTTAAGATCAAACCAAAAGCAAATCAATTGTTTATATTTCCTGCATCATATATATATGAGCATAAGATACACGATATTGGTCCAGGTAATCCAAGGTATACAATTGTTACTTTCTTTTCTAATATTACACAAAAAGAATTAGATACAAGATTAAAGAAGATTCCCTTTCCTTATCAGGCAAATCTTCAATATATGAAAGACTTTAATAAAGATTATCATACAAAATGAACACGTTTGCAGACGTACTTGGCAATGATGTTAGTTTAATAAAAACTAAAGAAAATTTTATGGACATTGAAGATTATAATAAAATGTTAAAGTTTTTAGATTCTATATCAGCATCAGAACCACAAAATGGACAACACATTCAAGAGGAAATAGATAAAGTTATTCCTTCAGAAATTATTGAAATACAAAATAAATATAATAAAAAAATAATTCAAACTGCAACTGAACTGTATGGCATGGAATTTGTTGATGATGACATGCATATGCTTGCAGCAACCATCGCCACACCTGGAGCAATAACTCCTGTACATACTGATATTATTGAAGGTTTAGATAGGCAAAAGCCCAAAGAAGAAGAATTGTTTGATTGGAAAAATGCATGGGATGGATATCTTTCTTGTAATATTTATATTAATGACGACTACTCTGGGGGACAGGTATACTTTCCAGAAAGAAACTATGAGTTTAAACCAAAAGCAAACTCTTTAGTAATGTGGGCTGGTAATAAAAACTTTATTCATGGTGTTAAAGATCCAATAGATGGAAATAGATACAACGTTTATAGATCTATAAAGTTTAAAGATTTTGATAAATATAACTCTATTGCTTAATAAAGTCACTAACAACTAACATAATTTTTGCGTAAGGTCTTATTTGTTTAATTTTTTCATTTTTTGCTATTTTATCTACCCAATCAGTTATAAATAACTCTTCATTTGCAGTCATGTCACAACACAGTGTTACTTTTTTATTTTTACTATTTGTAAATTTAAATTTAGTATCTAGCAATTCTATTATTTCGTCAAGTCTGTGCTGCCAAATTGGTATGACTAAAGGCGTGTCTTGATCTTTAAAATATTCAATTGTTTTTTCTGGATACTCCATGTTGCATGATATATAAAAATCTCCATTAGTTATACCACTAGCCACAAAAGCAGTTATGTGAGAACTTGGTCCAGGGTAAATTGTATATTTTAAATCTTGTTCTATGCAAGCCTGAATAAATTGATTTCCTGGATCTGCTATACCAACTTGTCCTTCTCCAGCAACAAGCAAAACTGTTTCACCATTTTTAATAAGGTCAACTACTTCTTTAACTTGATACTCATCTGCAAACATGGTGTTTGTACTTTTTAATATTCTTATATCATAACTCTCTGGTAACATTCCAAAAAACTCTAAAGTGTAATATAAATTATCTGGCATGTAGTCAGTGTATATAACGTCACTTTCTTTTATGGCCTCAACCATCTTGTAACTCATATCTTCAGGGTGCCCAAGGTGCATTGATCCTACAATTAACATGCCAGACATTTTATTATTCCTTTTCTATTTATCTAATATTGCTTGTGGGTCTATATCTTTTCCTGCTGACCAACGAATGTTGTCACGCATTTCAAAATGTAAGTGTGGACCTGAAGAGTTTCCAGTGTTTCCAGACTTTCCAATTTTTTGACCCTTAACTACGTTATCTCCTGCTTTTACATCTAAGTGAGAAAGATGTGCATAAATTACCCATCCACCTTCAACTTTTTGTACTGCTTGAGTTCCATATGCTTTTCCCCAGTTTGCTGGTTCAATTTTTCCATTTGCAACTGCAATTACTTCTGTTCCAACTGGAACTGCAAAGTCGATCCCAGAATGATAACCTTTTGACCACATCTTACCTAACTTTTTATAAGCGGTAGTGATTTTTCCATCTTTAATTGGTAATCCCATTTTTTATCTCCCTCTGGATAGCGTACTATCCAATATGATTATATCTTAGTTTTACCACTTAAAATTACAGCATTGGCAAGCATGCGTAAACTGTAATTCTTGATATATTTCTGGGCTTATGCATCTATTACAAAAGTAAGAGATGTCCATCTTGTTTGTTTCGCCAGAATTTGGATCACTTTGATACGCTACATTTTCAGTAACTACTATAGATCCTCTTTCTGCTGACTGTTTGACATGCCAAACATAGTTTCCAAAATCTCTAACTACGAAATCTCTTCTTGCTTGACCATCATTATTTTCATACCATTCGCTGATATGTGCTACTCCTTGTTCAAATGACATAGGAATACCTTTCTATTAGAATTTAAGTATACCATAGTACGATATAATCTATATATGCATAGAGGTCCAGCCCTTTTATATTTAATATACCACGAAAAATTCAGGGCATTTAAAGTAGGAATAAACGACATAGGTAATACAAGATATCCTAGTCATAGATCAAATGGGTGGACAATGGTCGAATACTGGTATTTTGATAGCATAATGATAGCACGTAAGGTAGAAGGACTAGTGTTGTCAAGTATGAAGGATAAAACAAAAAGTAAAGGTTTTGTAGATAAACAGGACATGCCTCAAGGTGGTTATACTGAGACTTTTGATGCTAAAAAAATAACATCAAGACAGGCTAAGGCTATAATTAATAAAGTTATTCGCAACATGCTATAATTAAATGTTGAAAGGTTTTTGTGCCAAAAATAATATTTGAATCAAAAAATAAATTTAATAAAGTTTATGATCATCCAGAGCCAGCATCTAAAAATATACCTGAGTGGTGGAAATCACTAGATCCATTTATTAATGATCAAAATCTTAATATGCAACATCTAATGAAGTATGCCCCTAATAGTCATGGGGTACCAAACTTAGGTGTTAAGAAATGTATGCCAGTTTTAGATAGCCTATCTGCTGGATATATAATAAAATTACACTGTGATATTAAGTTTGAACAAGTTAATGGGATACAAGAAGCCTTTTTTACCTCAGCAACAATGCCAGTATCAAAATGGACACCTGAACAATTTAATGGATATGATATATCAGATGAATATACAAAGCAAGTATATAAATGGAACTCTAATTGGATTATAAAAACTCCTCCAGGATATTCTTGTTTGTTTGTCCACCCAATTGGATATAACAGTTTACCTTTTAAAAGTTTAACTGGTGTTGTTGATACAGATACTTTAGTAACTGATATAAATAATCCATTTATCATTAAAAAGAGTTTTAATGGTTTAATAAGTGCTGGCACACCAATAGTTCAAGTAATTCCTTTTAAGAGAGAAGATTGGACCTCAGAAATAACAGAGGTTTCTCAAGAAGAGATGAGCATTAGAAATGAAGGTTTGTTTAAAAAAATAACTGGGTCTTATAAAAAAAATTTTAGATCTAATAAAAATTATAAATAATGATTAAAAACTGGTTTTTATAACTGCAAGAAGTGCTGCATCGCTTGCTGAAATTGCAAACAAGTGATCGTGTCCATCTAGTTCAAAAGAAATAGTAGAACCTGCAGCCAACCTATGTCCATAACTAGTTGAAGTTACTGCGTTTGATCCACCAAAATAAATGTATCCAGAAGCATTTACATTTTGAAGGGTAACATCAAGTCCTGAATGAACATCACCAAGTGGTGTAATTATAGTAGGTGCTGTATTACTTAAAGTAAATAATTGATGTTCCATACCTATATTATAGTGCCCTTTTTGTAGAGTATTTGTCAAAATCCTTGAACTTAATCCATCTGGTGATAGTAAATCTATCTGCATCTATTGGGTCTTTTACTCCATGTATAAAATTTTTATTACCTGCCCACATTACGAGTGTGTTTGATACTGGCTTAAATTCATATGGTATCTCAGGAAAGTATACTTGTCCTCCAGAATAGTTATCATTTATATATATGTTGCATGCCAGATATCCATCCCAAGCATCACGCCATCCAACTAACTGTTCGTCACCTGATTTTTGTGCTTCTAAACCAGCCTCTAAAACATCTGTGTGTGGGTCTGAACAAGAACCAATTTTATGAATTACAAACCCAAGTGGATCTGAAGCGGGACCATCAGTAAATTTCATACCGTATGCTTCCTCAGCAGCCTCAATAACCTTTGTGTTATATTGGTACATAGCATATCTAAGTTCTTCAGGTAAAACAAAGTCTTCTCCGTCTTTTAAATGCATACCTTTATGTCCATGCTCCTTAGACATATCTTTTAAAAAATTATTAAAGGCATCAAGCAGGTATGGATCAATAAAATTATTGATTGTTTTAATTTTATCTATGCCACTTCCAAAAACATCAACAAAATTATTTGTCATTTTGTTCCCAATAGGCTATTCCATTTTCATCGTAATCTGATCCTAGTTTATCTAATATTTCATGATTATCTTCTAAGTATTTTTTAAATAACTCCAATAACTTTATTGTATGTTTGTCATAATCTATCTCTATAGCAGTATTTTTTGCATCAATTGTATGTATTTTTATGCCCTGTCCAACTTCTAACAATATATTCTTAATATCTTTTTCTAAACTCATTTATTTACACACCAAACTTTAAAATCGCCATAGTTGTATGAATCTGGAATAGTTTGATGTTTTTCCCAAAATAAATCATAGGTGGTATCAGTTAATTCTTCCTTACATTTCTCACATGTAATCATCTTCTGCTCCTGGTAAATCTAATGGCGTTGGTGCAGTCAACAATGTACCACAAACAGCACATTCTGCATCTCCTAAAAAGTATAATTCAATTTCATATGTTTCAGGATCAAATTTTACAGTTAATTTAAGTAATGTTGATGCACAATTTGGACATTGTGGTGTTGGTATTCCTCTAGCATCCATTATATGTGTGGCCTTTTTGGTGCAGCACCCTCAACAACAACTGTTAATTGTATTAACCATTCAGCATCTTGTCTAGGTTTGTCATATCCATTTTGCAATAAATGTTCTATTACTTCTTTTACTGTACCTCTAACTATATTTTGATCACTTCTAGTCATATTAAAACATATTGCAATTTTTCTACTTTCACCAATAACTTCACATAAGTGAGTAAGATTTGACATTAGGGTATGATCTCTATCAAAATATATGTTTGTTTTATTATCATAAATTAATTTATAAAATATATCATCTCTAACTTTAAAATCATGTGGTAAAGATCCAATAAAAGTAAAATCCCAAGCATTTAAGCCAGATATGTTTAATGCTGTAACTGGAGCATCTGGTCCAGGAAACGCTGTTACTGAAATACCACGTTTAATTGCACCCTTAACTATATAATCACCTGGATCCATAATCATTGGCATTCCTTGATCAGCAATCATTACCGCATTTAAACCATTTTTAATTTCATCATAAAGCCATTGTAATTTTTCAATTCCTTTATTTTTTTGATCAGAAAATTCATCATAGGGCAATACGGTACCTATAGGAGATAATCTTAATGATTCGCACAGTTGTCTAAAACTGTCTTCATGTTCACAAATAATATAGTCAGCAGTTATAATAGCATCTAAAACTCTAGGTGTAATATCAAAAGCATTTCCAATTTCAGTACCAAGCAAGACCAACCTGCCTTGTTTTTCATGTTTTATAGTAAATCCACAAACAATACATTTTTGATAAGTTAACATATCAAATAAATTATGATGATCGCAATAAATACTTTGTAATCTAGTTCTCATGAAATCTTCAACCATCTTATCTGTTTCCCAGGTTCCAGCGTTCATGTCATCATTCATTAGTTTCTCCATAAAATCTCTCTACATCCATTATCTCATACTTTCCTTCTTTAGCATAAAACTCTGCTTCAAAGTCTGAGAACTCTGGCATTATTTTTTATTTGCTCTAAATAATATAAGGGAAAACAAAATACCTGTGGATATACCCATCATGTAATAAAATAGGGTCCATTCGTATGGTTCTCTCATCTGTACCTCCCACATTTTTTGCATAGTTTGTGCCAGTATACGTGTTTTCCTGCGGGGCATCCAGCAAAAGACGGATCATAATGCCACATATATAATACAAAGCCTACTAGTAAAGATATAAGCCTTTTCATTAAATATCACCTTCAAACATTTGTTGTCGTTTATGTTTAGATTCTTTTTTTATTTTTTTAGCATTTATTGGTTTGACGTTATTTTTAATAATTTTGGTGGTTCCGTCTGGTTTAGTCACAATAACGTCACTAGCCATTGCGGCCCACTTCATTTCCTGTCGTGCATTAATTAGGTCCCAATCCGCTTTTGAATAGGACAACCTATGTGTTTTATCTGTCATATGTCTAGCATATCATATGTGCTACGGTTTGTCAAAGTTCGGCGAAAAGTAGAAGTATTATACCTACTTATGCTGCTTTCGCAGCAATGACGGTAAGATTATTCTCTCTGCTGGTATAATTGACAAATGAATGATGCAAAGGTTTGGTTAACTATTCCTACTGGAACAAGAAGAGAATACCTATCAGACATAATAAAATACAGCCAAATACCCCTTAATCAAATTGTTATAGTTCACACCGTTGAGTCATTTCCAATAGAAGGAGTGCACAACGTATGGGACTTAGACCCACCTAATATCCAAAGATGGTGGAACACAGGCATAGATATAGCCAGGGCAAATGGTGGAGAATATATCGCGGTATTGAATGATGACCTTATATTAAAAGATGATCCTATTAATAGAATAGTTAAGGGTATGAAACAAGAAGGTGCAGTATTAGGTTATCCATATCCACATACTGGCAATGGTGCTACTAGGGTAGCGGGATACTGTTGGGTGCTTGATTTATCTTCTGGATTAAGGACAGATGAAACATATAGATGGTACTTTGGAGACGATGATTTGTTGCTTCAAGCAATAGGTTTGGGAAAGGCTGTATATGTTCCAGCAACAGTAGATCATATGTCTGGAGTAGTAGAGACCAATAAAAGTCAATACTTAAAACAATTAACAATAGCAGACAGAAAATATTTTATAGAAAAATGGTCAAAAAGGTTTGAGAGAAATAACAAGGGTATAATGATAGAAGATACACCATTAAACCACATGCTCATAGCATTAAACTTACATAGTGGCTCTTCTAAGAAAATGTATAGTAAAGATCAAAAAAAGGAAAATAGTGAGCAATAAAGAAGTCTTTGATAATGTATACAAAAATAACCTTTGGGGCGTAGGGAGTGGTCCTGGCTCTGATCCACTATATGCTGGTAAATGGATTGGCTTAGTAAATAGTTTTATTAAAAATAATAATGTCAAATCAGTCTTAGACCTTGGTTGTGGTGATTGGAGAATAGCACAAGAATTTGATTTAGATGGTGTTCAATATACTGGAGTAGATGTTAGTAGTTTTATAGTAGACAAGATTAAGGTATACGAAAAAGAAAACATTAAATTTATTGAGGATGATATTGTATCTATGGACCTTCCAAATGCTGATTTAATCTTAGTTAGAGATGTTTTACAACATATGCCTTTAAAAGATATAAATATAGTTGTAGACAAAATCTTAGCAAGCAACAGTAAATATGCCATAATTTCAAACCTATTTAATACTAGGAAATGGTACAACATATTATCTAAAGATGATGAAGTCAACATAGATATACAGGCTGGACATGACTGTACTGCCCTAGACCTATCTAAGCATCCCTTTAACTATAGACTAAGATATATGCCTGACATGAAAATCAATGGTTTTAAGCAAAGAGTATATATACATGAAAAGGGTAAGGAACATAAGTAATGGCCCACGGTTCACAATTTGGGTTTTTTAAAGAAGTAAAAACATTATTCCCTAATCATTTTATTAACACATCAGTGGTAGAAATGGGATCATTAAATATCAATGGCACAGTTCGTGTCTTGTTTGATAACCCCAACAACTATGTTGGTATAGACCTTGGTGAAGGTAAAGATGTGGATGTGGTTTGTAGGGGTGAGGAGTATGATGCCCCAGATGAGTCTTTTGATGTGGCTATTAGTGCTGAATGTTTTGAACATAATCCTCAGTGGGCTGAGACCTTTGAGAACATGTATAGGTTGACCAAGAAGGGTGGTTTGGTAACTTTTACTTGTGCTTCTACTGGTAGACCTGAGCATGGTACTTCTAGAACAACGAACGCTGATTCACCGTTTACTGATGATTATTATAGGAACCTTACAGAAGGTCATTTCAGACCGTTGGTTGATAAACTTGGTTTTTATGGTGTTTATTTTGAGTATTATCGTCCTACTCGTGATCTATATTTTTGGGGAATAAAGCGGGGTATATCAAATGATACCCCACAACCCCTAGTATAAACAAACCCTATAGTAACAAACCTTTGTTTTGGGTAAAGGAGTCGAACCTGTATTGTCTGTTTCGGGGACAGATGTCCGACCATTAGACGAACCCAAATCTATATCAAGCATACCACACATATTCAAATATCCCACATACGAGGTTTGGTATACCCTGCAAAAATTAGGAATTAGGGTTTGGACTTGTCTTATTTAAATGATCAATTATCTCTTTGGCTAACTCCAAAGCCTTATCTTTCTTATGCTTACCCATCAAAAAAGGAGTAATAATATTTGCGATTTCTTGTTCTTGCGACATACTTACCTCCATTATACACCCTAAAAACCTTGTCTATATGTAGTATATGGGGTACTAGATGTAGTGGTTTGGTAGAAAATATATGTTACTGATTATATAACTAGATAGGGTTAAAGTGGAGTGTTGTGGAGGGTTATGGGTTATTGAGGACGCGGCGGGGCCCATCGTAATGTTATTATGGGGGATCAAAAAAATTTATCTAACAAACCTTCATATCTTTGTGTCCTGCCAAACCTTTATATCCGTGATATGAGGGCATATTATATACCAGATGTGATGGTTTGTCAATAGAAAAAATTAAATAAATTAAAGAAAAAGAATCAAAAGATAATCAAATGTTTTAAAAAAATAA